GTACTTGGAGGCGCTGGCAGCGATATTGGCCTGTAGTTCGGCAGGCTTCAAACGAGCATCAATAGCCTCATTTTGTGTCTTGGCTTGCTTTAATTGCACATCTGCCTGCAGGTCTGCTATCTCTAACTGTGCCTTTTGGAGTTGTAACTGCAGTGCTGCCTGTTGTGCCTGCTGTTGTTGTGGGTTAGGCTGCATCATCTGAGCCAGTTGCTGAATCATTTCCTCACGATTAGACAGGCTAGAGTGCTCCATGATGGCTTTTAGCACCATCGGAACCACAGGACTGTCAGGTCCAAGCGTCTTTAAGAGGTTCATAAACTGCATCTGCTCATATTCACGAGCAATAATGCCCAGATTGGAGGCCGGCACAAAGTCAAAGTCCTGTGCAGGGTAGCGATCTGGGTCAAACTGCATGAATCTATAGGCAGATTTCTGCACAAAAGGAATCAAGAACTGCTCTTGGAAGTTCACAAGTGTGCGTTTATTCTTCTTAATGATGGCTGACAGTGCTGGATTTAGTCCACCGCCTTCTGCACCGGCTGCTGGCAGTGAAGCAGAGTCCACAGTGCCGGTTGCCATGAGCAACATCTTCATAAACTCACCAGCAGTCTGTAGATTACCTGGGTCAGTGGTGCCAAACTTAAAGGCTTGTAGCACTTCATTTGGGTTACCATTAGTCAGAATGGTCTTACCAGGTCTTACTTCAAACTTACTACCACGAGGTAGGCGGGTTGCATCAATACCCATCATCGGTACAGTAGTCAATGCAAGGCTATCTAGGTGTGCACGAATCTGTGCATCGATTGCTTTCTGACAGTTATAGCCTTTCTCAGCGATGCCACGGCCCCAGAAGCGATTGGGCATAGAGTCATACTGAAATGCTACCAGAGGTCTGTCCTTCATCATGTAAGGCGACTGTTCTGCCTTAAGCAGATACTGGTCATTCGCAATCACAATGATGGCTTCTACCAGTTCTGTGTACTCTGCCGCATCTGTACCAAACTCTTCAGTCTTATCTTGGAAGATTTTAACGATTTGTTCTGTGTCTTCAGACTCAATTAAGAACTTAGGCACAAGTCCGTAGTAACGCAGTAGAAGAACTTTATCTTGCTGGTACTCAATGGTTTCCTGTACTGGCTCTAAGTCAGAGTCAACAGCGGTAGGACCAAAGTTAGGAACCTTCTTATAGACACCAGACTCCATGCCTGCAACAACAGAGTGTAGTGACACATACTCTTCAATTGCACAGCCAAGAGCATCTTCAATACCAGTGGCATTGGGGTCAATTAAGAAGTTCTTAGGATTGATTGGCTTTAGGCCAACAACAAAGCGGTTACGCTCTTCTACACCAACAGCAGTCATTCCCATCTCTACGATAGGACGTGATGCCGGCGCTAGGTCAGTCTTTTCAGAGATAGTAATCTCACCAATACCGGTGCCATACACAGCACCTAACACAATCACATCAGAGACAGACTTACGAACACGCTCTTTCTTAAAATCTTCATACATCTGGTTCTTGACTTGTTCGATGTCAATACGATTCTTATCTTGGATGTCATCAACAATATCAAAGAACTTCTCACCACGACCAAAGACAGCCTCTTCAATCTCAGCCACTGAAGTCTCAATGGCTTGTTGCAGGGCAGGTGTGACAATCCTGGAACGCTCAGAATCCCTGGTACGGTCTTCACCGGCCCAGATGCCACGCCAGAGGCGCTCATAGGCTTTCCACTCTTCTAGATAGTTCTCATCTCGCTGGTTACGCCAATCCTCACAGCGGGATAGCACCCAACCAGTAATCTGACTGTCGCGGCTGTCGTAGGTTTGCTCGTCCATTATTAGTCCTCAACTGTGTTTTCGATGCTATTGCCGAAGACATCAATGTATTCCTCTTTGCCTTCTTCTTCGGAGTCTTCCTCTTCAGCCTCAACAGGCATAAAGATGTCTTTATCTTTAAGGCCAGCCTCTTTAGCAGAAGTGATGATAGTCATGAGACACTCTGCACTAAACTTCTTCTCCATCTCTTCTTTGATAGTCTCAAAGACATCAGGGTTCTTAACTAGCGTATCCCAGTTAAGAGGCACAAAGTCCTCAGTGTTATTCATCATCATATACATCTTTAGTCTCCTAATAAGCCGCTATTGGGTCCATGGGAACAAATTCTTCTTCTTCATAATCACTGACATACTCAGCGATAGCAATCTGGTCAATGTAACTAAGTGCATCGATTAGGTCATCGTGTACTTGGCTGTTGGGAAAGTTAAGGAGTTCATCTATGAGTTCTCCATTCCAGTCAGCCTCGTTTAGCACAATCTTGCCATGCTCAAACCTACCCTGCAGTGCCCAAGTAATCCTATCTGCTTTTTTCTTGTTACCGTGTGTTAGGTCTTCAATACGAAAGTAGGTGTTATACTTTCTCATCAAGTCACTAAGATACGGCAACACTGCATTCTTTAGTGCACCACGCTCAATACCGATGCAGACAGGTTCATAGTCTCTGACCACATCAAATATCCTTTGTGCAGTCTCTTTAATGTCCCATCTACCATACTCAACACTGGCAACCCACCAGCCATCTGTAGTTACTTTTACTACAGCGATGGCACTTCTATCTAATCTCTTTTTCTTAGCAGTGGTAGCAATCGCTACATTCTCAAAGCCAGCAAGGTCAACAGCAACAAAGTAGCGACCACTATCAGGCTCTTCGTCATCTACTTTGATCCACTCTTCTTTAAAGATGCCTCCTGATGCTGCTTCAAAGGAGGCCAAGAACTCGGTCCTAAAAGCAAAACTGGACATACTTTTCTTTGCTGTTTCAATTTCTTTTGGGTCCAGCAATGGGTTATCAAAACTGGTGAAGTGCCAGGATTTGTAATCTTCATCTTTGTCTTCTAAGCCATATTGATATAAGTCATAGAAATGATTACGTCCCATCGGCGTACCAATAAATAACGCCTTACCTTTTAAGTCTGCCAGTGCTGGTCTAAGAATCTGTTCAAACACAGCAGGCTTCATGTCTGCGTATTCATCTAACACAACAAACTTTAACGATACACCACGCATTGTCTCTGGTCTGTCTGCACCTTTAAG